TTGATGAGGTTGAGGAATCTAAAGTCACTCCACCGCCTGCTGAATTTTTAACTGTAATTGGCATAATAGTTCCTTAAAGAATGACCCACGTTGAACCGTTTGTGACGGTTACTGTGAAATTATTATTAACAGTCACAGGCCCCACGGTACTACCGTTTTCGTTGCCAGCAAACGTGATGTTTTCGGCTATAACTTTAGCATTAGTCCTAATTATAGAATCAGTGCCTAAGCTCGGTCCACCTCCACCAATCTCACCCCATCCTGCTGCGGTATAACCTTCAAAACCAGCTGTCGTAGAGTTATAACGTAAGCGACCTACTGCTGTACCGCCATCACGCTGAGCGGTACTTCCTTGAGACACTTGAAGCGAACCTGTTGATGTATTTGTAACATTCCCTGATAGCGCACCGCCCGCTTTGGGTAATGCCGCATCAGCAGTCACACCATCAGCAGCCACATCACGCCCATCGAATGTCGAGTTAGTCGTTATGGCTCCCGTCATCGCACCACCCGATAATGGTAAGTAGACTCCGCTCGATGAACCTGTACCACCATTAGCCACTGGAAGTACACCAGTAACTTGGGATGTTAGATTAACACCTGACAATGTACCGCCAAGTGTTAAGTTACCTGTAGTAGTTACAGTTCCGGAAAGTGATATACCGTTTACTGTTCCTGTGCCACCAACCGAGCTTACTGTTCCAGTGCTACCGCCAGTTGATGCAATCTGAGTGACTGCACCGCTGGAGTTCTTAAAGAACAATTTACCATCATTGGTGTTGATCGCTAACTCACCATCTGCTAATTTTGCAGCCGCAGGAACAGCTGACGCAGTCGCTGTGCGATATAGTTGAATCGGTGTGAATCCTGTTGCAGCCATTTCAGCCTCCGCTAAGTGTTAAGAATAACATTAAAAAGTACCGCCAGACACACCCGTAGTAGACAACCATGTTGTACCATTTGATATTAGTATGTTTCCAGCGGTAGATGGGGCAAGAACTTGAACAGCAGAAGTACCATTACCCAGAATTATGTTGTTGGCAGCTAAAGAAGTTGCCCCAGTGCCACCATTGGCTACTGGTAATGTGCCTGTGACACCTGCGGTCAAGCTTACATTGGTTAGCGTATTATTGCTTCCGTTTATCGTCTTGTTGGTTAATGTGTCAGTAGATACTCGACTTACTAAGGTTGAACTAGCTCCTGCTGGTAGAAGCATTTCATTGGTAACAGAAGCTGAATGTGGTTGTGCTGTAATCGTCTGACCATGACTATTTGCTGAACAATTCAGCTTAATTGCACCTTCATTTGACCCACCACCTCTAACTACTATCGTTTGAGTAGCTGGGTTAAACTGCATATCACCACTGGCAGTGCTTGTTATACCGCTCAACACTGGAGTAGTAAGAGTCGGGCTGGTGTTAAGAACATTGGCCCCAGATCCTGTCCCAGTAGTAACACCCGTACCACCATTACCGACTGCAAGAGTACCTGCAAGGGTGATATCGCCTGTTGTTCCAGAACTAGGAGTTAATCCAGTAGATCCTCCACTAAAGCTGGTAACTGCAGATGACACAGCGGTCTGCCAAACAAATGCACTACCATTCCATTTCAAGAAAGTGTCTGCGCTTGAAGGTGCGACTATGAATCCGCTGGAGTTAGCTCCGGTGTTATAAACTATTCGGTTGGCTGCGCCACCTGCTACGTTTGCTATCTGGGTTAGGTTAACGGCACCAGTTTGTCCGTTTACTGATACTACAGTGTTGGATTGGTCTAATTTCTGCCACACTGTGCCATTAAACACAGCCCAGTCGCCAACCTGCCAATCAGTTATACCATTTAGATTAGTGTTTCCTGCAACGCTAGTTATATAATAATGCCCGTTTGTTCCTGTACCTGACGATAAGGTTGGGTTGTTAGTTGATGCATTCCAAGCACCTTGGTAAGTTAACCCTGTGGTAAAGGCAGTCGTTGTTACGCCAGTAACCACACCTTTAGCGTTAACTGTAACGACTGGTATTAAGCTGGCCGATCCATAAGTTCCAGCGGTCACTCCAGACGCTGGCAAATCAGCACTAACTAATGAGCGGAAAAGAGTTGCGGCATTTGCTCCGGAAGCTGGACCTGCGTAAACCAAGTTTGCAGGCTGATCCGCTACGATTAGTGCAGATCCCCACGTTGGCGTACTTGAGCCTCCAGAAATTAATACCTGACCATTTAAACCTGCTGGACCTAGGGCTATTTGATTACCACCGCCATAGGCAATGCCGCCCGGAACAGAATTATTAGCTCGGCCTGTACCACCTTGATTGATAGGTAATGTGCCGTCAATCTGACTAGCACTGCTTAAATCTACAGGAGGATGTCTATGATCACCTCTTGATAGTTCGTTAGAAGAACCTGCTGATCCACTAGTAGTCCCAGTCAATGGCGCAGTATCTTCAAAATCTGCGGTTAAAGTGACATTAGCGTTAAGGTTACCACCGCCTTCTAAACCAGCCCCAGCAATAACCTGCCTACTTGTAGGAACACCTACAACAGTCGCAGGCACTGTACTAACCCCTGTGATCCTTCCAGTAGCGTCTATAGTAACAACGGGTATATTGGTGCCATTACCATAAGTTCCAGCTGTAGCGCCACTAGCGGCAAGCTGAGTAGTTCCTATACCGCCATTGGCGACACTCAAAGTCACGTTGGAAGATAATTGACCACCACCTGTCATTCCAGTCCCAGCAATAACTTGACGAGTAGTTGGAACACCCGTTACTTCAAGAAGATCGCCAGCACGAATCTGATAGCTGACACCTTGATAAGTGAAAAGCAAAAGACCATCTGGCGATGCCACTGGCGCATTAGGTAGCTGAGTTACCCTACTGGGTATTAAATTACTGGGCACATCAATTGTCATTTAATTCATCCTCAGAAACTTGTTGCCATCTTCAGTAACGATAAATTCATCGCCAGCTTCTTGAATGACTCCAGATGGTCGCGTAGTCACACTAGTATCTGGTCTGTTAAATGGTAAAACTATTTGATCCGGGCGTCTAGGAGGAAGCAAATAAGGATCTAATCTGTCTTTATCAGCCTCACACACCATCAGCCCAGGAAAGTTTGGATCAGGAGAAAGTTCGGCCAGTAAGAACTTACATGAGCATCTAGCACATATTGCTATACCGAATGTAGGTTGCCCTCTCGGATCTAGATAGATGCTCACGCAGTGTATGCTCCTATCCCTGGGTTAATCTGAATTGCAGATCCATCGTTGTCTCCGTCCCAAGCACGTTGTACGCTTGCTGCAGCTCTAGCTTCAAGCATTGGCATAAGTTGAGCATCAGCAGAAGGTGTTTCAGCGCAAACCCTAGCAGCCAACCCATTAATAATGGCTTCCATCCAGCGGTTAGGTATCTCAACTTGTTGCTGTAAGTTGTCTGTATCCATGATTTGACGATGTCGCCAGAGTACCAATTGAAACTTTTCAGAAGCTGCATTGGGTGCTGGCCATAAATTAACCACAGGTTCTGGCAAATCACGCTGGTAGTAAAAGCTGCTTGGGCGACCAGAAAAGACTAAATTACTTTGATTAACATAATTATCTCTGCTCAATAGACCAAGAGGGATCGCTTGAGGCATATTGCCTAAAGTAATTGTGGTAGAAGAAATAGTAGAAGCGCCATCAGTTGGCACGATTCTAAAGTATTGCTTGGCTAAAGCGCCATTAATTTGAGTCCAAGTAATGTTGCCAGCCACTGCTGTCGCATTAGTTGATAAGTTGATGCTGGTCGAAGTTCCTACCGTAGTCCAAGCAGCATTGTCTGAACTAGTCTGAAAAGTGACTGGAATAGACGTTGCAGACCATTTAATTCCAATGAAATTGACAATAGTTGGAGTGGTGAAATTAACTAAATAAGAGGTATTTGTAGATGTGACAGCGCCACTTAGCTCTTGAAGAACATTTAAATTAAGGTTTAAAACGTCAATTGTGCCTTTTGGAAGCGTCACAATCTGATTGTTTTCGTACAAAGGCAGTATTTGCTGCTCTATACACCAAGATGGTGTCCTTATGTTGGCCAGCTCATCAAGCATAAATGTCAGAGAATCAAGAGCGTACTCTTGCATCTCTGAAGTTATTGCTTGAGCAGGCAGGCGACATCTACGGAAAGCGTGATCTACCACTTTCAGTGCATTAAATGTTTTAATTCCGATGTTGCCAGAATAAGCCATATAACAATTCCATATTAATGTAGATAGTATGGAGTGCTGATACAGCAAACCCTATGAAGTGTGGTATTTTTACCAGCTGTTCTTCATGGTGCCCATTTTAGTAAACCCTGATAATGCATCAGAACTTTTAGTTTTACCGCCCTTAGCAGAACCTTTAGTTGCCATGCCGCCTTTAGCATAACCTTTGGTTTTCATGCCGCCTTTGGTTTTCATGCCACCTTTGGCATAGCCTTTAGTCTTCATGCCGCCTTTTGAGTAACCTTTAGTCTTCATGTCATATCTCCTATTTACTTTCTCTACGCAATCGAGTCATCTCATCACGAGCGTTTCTTTCACGCGATCCGACACGAGCCATCTGGGCACGTTTGTCTTTTCGCTCTGCAGCGTCATTTGATCTACGCCCTTCAACCCGGCGCATTTCATCAGCTGCATTATCTTGATTACTAATAACACGAGATTCTTCATCACGGAGGTTTCTCATGCCGCCACGACTCATTTTCGCTGGTGCTGCAGACTTTGTAAAGCCAAAGTCAGAAGGGAAGTTAAAATCTTTGACATATTTAATAGTCATCAGTAACCTCCACCTGAGTTGTTGATGTACACCGTGATGGTCGCGCCAGCAGTGAATGAGTTAACTCTAAGCATAATCGCTCGACAACTTTCGCCACCTGCAGCCAAAGCATTAGCTGTAGCGGCGGCAAGGCCAGTAATTGGCATTCCGATAGACGTATAGACTGCATCTCGCTCTGAAGCATCAAAGATATTCGCAGGAGTTTGAAAAACGCTATAATTTATCGTTCCAGTAACGCCAACCATAACCATCGGGGCAGACATCGTGTTTTCTAGATTGACCCAGTAACCGACAGCTTCAGACAATAAACCTACCGATAATACTTTAGTAGCCATAGTGGCGCTAGGCTGTATAGTTTCAACAGTAAGAAAGAACTGAGTGCTACTCACTGTTGCTCCGCTTGCAGGCCCAGCTGCGATCACTTCAGTCTGGGCAACGCCATTGGCGTTAGTCCCAACAATAGTGAATGCAATACCTGCCAAGGTGGCCTGAACGGGAGCGGTCAATGTAACTCTATGAGCAAGCCCATCAAATGTGCTGGTTGTTTGTACGGCAACCGCCGCACCGGTACTCGTCAGTCCGTTCCCATTGAACCAGATTGGGGAAACACCTGTTGGCGTCAATGCACCTATTTTAACTGGACGCATAATTTACTCCTCTAAGCTCAAAAACCTATGCAACACGAGTAAACGTGTACGCTGTCGCGCTAGAGAACATAAGAGTAAATTTAGCTTGACCAGTCACGCCAGCAGGAATTGTTTTAAGACCAGCACTGGCAGCAACGGCAGCACCTAGGGCTGATATAATACCATTTGTGGCAACTGCGATAGTTACTACGTTAGCACCTGCGGTGTTATCAATGTACAAGTCAAACACTGTACCCTTTGATGCGCCTAACTTTGTACCCAATAAGGTACCAGTAGGCAATGTTAGAGTAGTGGCAGCAGCCGAAGTAGAGGTGATGTATCCTGAAGCAACCTTATCTGCCGTCAGTGTGGCAGTAGAGTTTGCTGTTACAGCTACATGCGAATAGGTAGGATTAACTATCTTACCGCCGCTGATGCTGCCCGTTACGTTACCGGTTACGTTACCGGTTAAATTGCCAATAAATCCGTTGGTCGAAGTTACTGGTCCAGAAAAAGTTGTATTAGCCATGATAAAATCCTCACATGCGAGTTAAAAGAGGTTGCTGTCTGCATGTCGTCAGCCGAAGCTGTCAGCAACATTAATTGTCCCTAACTTTGGAAGGGGATCAACCAAAGTTAGGAACGGTACTTACTTATACGCCTGGTGTACCAAACACTGCACGAGGATCAGTCCAGCCTACAGTGTAACGCTCAGTCGCCTTATAGCGCATTGAGTCAGTTGCAAAGTCGCCTTCCATAGACTTCTCAAGACCACGGCGCATTAGAAGCTTTAAGCCTTCAGGTGCGTCAGTCTGTACCCACCATGCGGTGTTAGAAGTAATGCGAGACATATTGGCTTGACCATCTGACAATAGACCCATTGATTTAATAGGGTTAATGTCGTTGTCAGCTGTTCCAGACTTCAATACTGATTTAAGCAAAGTTTCCGCTTGGAAAACATTACTTGGTCCAGTGATGATCTGAGTTGGAGTCAAACGAATACGCTTGCCGTTATTGTCAACAGCGTTGCGGATTTGAATGAGCATCTGCTCAAGTGAAGTCTGAGACAGAACAGCAGCAGTAGTAAGCTGGTTGCTGAAATTACCTTGCACAATTGGGTGAGCAGTGTTAGTCAAAGAACGACCATCGCCACCAACGAATGCTGCGTTAAACGCACGATTCAATACATTGGCAGTTAAGGTTTCTTTTGTCTCAATCAAAGACTGAGCCAAGTGCTTGGCGTAAGTCTGACCGATACGGATATGGTCACCATCTTCAACCAACACTTTGGTCAATGCAAACGCAAGGCCATAAACGTGGTAAAGATAACGCTGCACAAACAAGATACCACCGGATTGATATGTAACTGCCATACCATCTGGAAGCTCAGGAGCCGCGCCAAAGCCATAAAGAACGGGTTCTTCGTGGTAGTTGCGTGGAATGCCTTTTTGCTCACGGAAAACTTGCTTCCATTCGTCAGCTCGTTGATCATAAACGCCATCAAAGACTTCGTTAAGGATTGGTTCAACAACCGAACGAAAGTCTGTACTTCTCATGGGAGTAGCCATTTTTCAGACCTCCTATACTGAGTTAACAGCGGCTTTGTACTGGTGCTCGTTTATACGAACTGACACCTTTACAAATGCATCTGTAATTAGGTTATTGGGACCACCCGCAACACCTGTGATCTGATATTGACCAGAGGTAGCTTGGATAGCAGTAAGGACAGTGCTTGATAGACCAGTTGCAGTTGATCCACCTGGAGCGCTTGGAACCCAATCACATTCTTCGCCGACAGCAGTCTGAACAGTAGTTCCTGGCGCTGGGTTAGGATACTCAACATCAAAAATTGTCTCTGGATCGTCATAAACGAAAGCGATAATATTTGTTGCTGTGGCACTAGCTGGCCAGAACGGAGATAAAGTAGGCTTGCCAAGTGCGTCATCATATTGAACGCCTGCAAAAATACCTAAATTACTAATACCGTTAACTGTACCACCACGTTGGCCGTTGGATGTAGCTAATTGAATAACACCAGTATCTACTAGTTTTACTGGGTCTCCTGAGAATACGTTTTGGGCGTATCCGCTGGCAATGGTGTAGGCTTTCGCCGTGATTCGACCACTATTGTGGTAGGAAGCGCGGAAGCCAAATGCTTCAGTAGTCGCTGACATACTGTTGCTCCTTTGGTTAAATAGATTGTTCGTCAGCCCAGATCAAATTGACCTAAGCGGCTCTCTCCAAGACTTTTACTACCATCACCTTGCACAATCTTGCTGCCCGATCCTTCAGCCTGTTGGGCTAAGAAGTCAGCGGTGTCTCGTAACTTACCTTCTTCTCTATTCGGAGCGTCATGATGAGCTTCCATCATAAACTTCTCGTACAAAGAAATAGGCAGCTTAAAAGCCAGCATTTCATTAACCCCAATGAAGCCTTGCCAATCACCCGTTTTGAGTGAAGCGTACTCCCAGCCAGGAACGTCTTCTGGCTTAACTGGTTCATATCCTAAGCGAATACGCATTTGGATTGAATCACGCGAGTTAGTTGTTGTAAGCCAGCACATATGCCAGCCCGGTAAGTCAGGTAGATCAGGCAATGAAGACTGAAATAAATTCTGACGGAACATTTCTACGCGCTCGCTTTCCGATACTTCCCGATTTTCTGTAATGACACGATCTGTCATCTGACGGTTCTCTCGTCCTTCGTCTGCGTGTTTCTTTAGTCGTTCGTCTGTTTTGCTCATATTTAGTCGCTCCTTGCAGCGATTGTTCTATTATGTGTGTTTTGCACATAATAAAGCAAGTTTTTTATTAAAGTGTTGCTTATGCGTTGCTTTTATCGTATGCAGCGTATCTTTTAACATATCGAGTCCGTAAGACAGGATCGTCCCACACTCCAGCTTCTACTAAGGCAGCTTTTCGTTCTGGACTAATATAAACCTCTCGGCGCGTAGAAGATGGCGCATGTTCTTTGCCAGATCCAACTGCTGGACCACCTCGTGCTTTACGAGAAGTCTTCGTAGTTTTCTTTGACTCGCTGTGATCATCAAACCGCTCTGGTAACCTGCGAGCAGATCGAGCAGTTAGCTCATCCCAATACTCTTCAGTCTGAGGGTTATAACCATCTCGACTGAGAGACTGGTCAATAGCCATCACGATAGCAGAATCTTCATCACGACCATTAGAGTCGTACCATGGATTATCTTCCATGAACTGCTTCGCTAGATGCATAGTTCGATCATCAACCGATGGGGCTGTGTTGACTTGTTGTGCAGCTTGCTGCTTGTTGTAATTAAGTTGCTGCGATTTGTTCATGGCTTCATCACGATACTTCATCGCTTTTGTAACGTCATTACCATTGTTTTGCTCAACAGCTTTGGCGATAATTCTTTCGGCCATATTAACTTCTTTATCGGCCTGAGCAATTGCAGCATCAATACCTTGAAGTTCTTGGTTATGAGCACGTTGTTCTTGTGTGCTTATACGCTTTTCTAGATCATCATTACGGCTTCGTAAGAAATCCAGTTCTGTTTTATCGCGCTTGATGGCGGTCTCTCGCCTTCCTTTACGATCTACTTTTTCCTTTCTACGCCGCTCACGAATTGCTTCGCGCTCAGAGTCATCTTCATCGTTTTGAGCCGCAACACGCTCATCATCGTCATTGTCATCGTCATCATCAGATTCCTCTTTAGAAGGTTTCTCTTCGACAATAACAATATCTTCTTCTTGGCTTTCGTCTTGCTCAACCAATACATCTTCAACTTCGACTAATTCTTGTTCAGCCATTACTCATCTCCTTATCAGATGAATGCCTTAACTTTTAGGGGATCGCCTATAACGCTGCCCAAAATGTCAAGATCATTAAAAATTACAAACATTGCTGCTTCACCATGCAGTGCGTCAGGAATTGGTACTTCCCAGCGATCACCTCCATATTTAGCAACTCTCACAAATTCACCTTCCTTGCACCAGTTACCCTCTGGCCAGCTTTCCATCGTATTACGATTTTTAAAAGCTAATGGCCCAACTGTTATAACTTTGGCGACCTGTGTATTCCACTTCTCTGTATCAGTGGTGTCTGTGGTTAGTAGGATTCCACCCGCTGTTTTATTTTTAGCGGTGCGTATTTGAACCAGAACACGGCTACCGAAAGGCTGAATACCAGAACAAACATCTGGAAAAGCCTCCGCAAGTGTATTCTCATAAGTCTTCGTTTCCATTCCTATCCTCGTCTATTAGATTTAAAAGTACATTAATGCTTGCTTCGTAACCTGCAACCATTCCAACGAGGTACCCGTACTCAAAAGTATCTCGGTCTTGAGGTCTCTTCAAGGCTTCAAGCGCAAAATCCGCTTGATCGGCCTTGATGATATTCAATAGCTTTGATTCTATATTCATGCAGTTTTAGTCTTTGGCTTTTTAGCGGTCTTAGCTGACTGTGCAAAAGCTGTCGCCGATGGCGCACCGACCTGCCCTTTCTTACGCATTGTCTCAAGCTTACCTGTAGCTGGATCTTTTTTCTTAGCTGCAACACGTTTCTGTTTAGCTGCGATGTTTGCGTACAATCCTGGTTTAACTGCCATGAAATATCTCCTGTTATAATTATTTAATAGTATAGCCAGCAGCCATACGCTTACGTTGAGGTACTAAATCTGAATTCATATTAACTGCACCGCCCTTAGTGTAGCCTTTAGTCTTCATCTTGCCACCTTTAGAGTAGCCTTTGGTTTTACCACCTTTAGAGTAGCCTTTACTTTTCATCATCATCTTCTTCTTCCTCTGCATAAATGTTATCAAAAACTTGATTAACGTCTAACGTGTAATCCAGATCAGATTTACTGTAATGGGTATGTTGAGAAGGTCTAAAATCAGGAGCACCTTCTCCTAGTTCAAACCAAGCCGGGTGACTTACCCGAACTCTATTGTTAGGTAAGGCAACTATATTACCTGTCCACTTTCCTGCATCAAGAAGTTCTAAGACATGTGCCTGCTTATGTTGAGCTGGATCATCTGCAACTTCTGAATCAGTGTAGTCAACCGTAAAATAGTATTTGGCAGGATAAAATTTCCCATCAATTTTTGCGAGCCAAGGCGCTGGTGTGCATCGGTCTAAAACATAAACACTATGTGTATGTGACGCACAGTCCCAAGGCTGGGCTTCATGTGTAGCCATCGGTTCTGGCCACTCGCTAACTGGAGTGTCACCCATCAAGGCTGTTATAGGCATTCTGGCCCACATTGCACCTCCATGAACATTCTGCTCATCTGTGTCGTAAGTTTCAGCGCCAGTAAAGATCATCTGAAAGCTTAAAGAACGATTAGGTACAGTTGTAACAGCTACGGCCATGGCGTGAATCCACTCGCCATGAAACTTCTCATGGTTGTGAGTGTATTCTTTCCTGACCCAGCACTTAAAGTGCGGTATGTTGCTTTGTAAGAATGCCATTAAGGATCAATCCCGTTTCCACTTGTATAAGAAGTCTTCTGACCAGACTCCATTTCCATAGCCGCCAGTTCTTTGGCGGTCATGTTGTCTGAGCTATTCATACGCTCTCTTGCTGCCAAATCATCTGCTTTGCGCTGATTTTCGTTACGCTCACGAGTGTTTTGACGGTCTGTTTCAGACATTTCGCTAACATTATTGCGCTCTGTTGCAGACAATTCACGAAGTCCAGCCAATTCTGACCTTTCTTCCCGATCTGACTCGCTAGACGCAAGCTTTGCACGTTCAATTTCAGCAGTCTGCTGCATTTTAAGCTGTGCAATCTCATTAGCCGCCTGCATTTTAGCAGAATCAAGCTGAATCCTAGCTCCATCACGCTCTGTGCGCTGCTGAAGCTCACCTTGCTTGATCTGGGCACTTAATTCTGCAATCTTCATTGCGTCACCTTGTGCTTGTGCTGGATTTTCAGGCTTGAACTGTTGAGCCATTTCGTTTATCTGCGCTAATTCTTGAGCAAATGGCCCTAACTGCTGCTCAATAAACTGTTGGACTTTTAATATTACCTCAACCTGCTGCTCTGCTTCTTCAGGAATCAATTGCTCAGTCTGCGCTTCATCCACTGCATTATGCGCCTCCACTAAATAGTAATTCAATAAATGATCACGCATATGCATAGCCATCGGATAAAAGAAATTGCTCATAATGACTGGGTTTGAGCCAAACATAGGAGATTTTAAGAATGCTAAATGCACTTGTAGGTGAGCCAAATGATCTTGCTGTGGAAGCACGTATATAGGCTGACCCATCGCTGCCGCCACGTTTTCACTGACTGGATCTCTGTCTTCCGATCCCGGAGTTGGGGCTAAAACCTCTGAAGGAGGTATTTTCAAGGTGTTTAAGAACATTTCTTCCACAGCCAGTGCGTCATACATCTGAGGCATTAACTGTGCGCGTTGCATGATTGCTTGAATCTGAGCAAATCGTTGCGCTTCACTGAATATTGAAGGATTACTAATTGGTACTACATCTGCTGGGCCATCAAAGTCCTCTACAGATATATCTAATCCAGCGTCTAACGCATCAAGCTCTTCCTGCGTGTAGTACATGCTGTTGATGCGATGAAGAATTTTAAAGCTTCTAGCCATAGACGCATGTAAGCGAGAGTGGATTGAGCTAAACACGACCATTCCCTGCTCAATGATAGCCATCGTAGTGCCAACTGGGGCATTAGGATTCTGGTCGTTAAACTTCTCAAATGAAGTCTGCACAACACCTTTGCCTGCATCAACTAAGAAACCTAACAGTTGAAACAAAGTAGGACTAGGTCCAGCAAAAGGTAAGGGCATCGCTAACTTACGCACATCATCAATAAGTGCGCCACCTTCCATCTCGACTATTTCAGTGGGCTGGACATTTAAAGTCTGACCACCTGGGCCACCCTTTAGCTTTAATAATGTGGGCACGTTCTGAATATACGCTGAGTCAAGTAACGCTCGTAGTGCGCCAGTTGCGGCTCCGCTTAGGCCACCGATCATGTGAGTTAGGCCGATAGGGTAAGCGCCACGCCAAGGAACGAATGGAAACTCTACGATCCAGTGCAATTCTTTTTGCCTTACATCGTCTTCTTCCCAGTTACGGTAAAGACAAAGTGCTTTATCTGAGGACTTATCAACGCTTAAAATGTAAGGCGCTAAACCTTCTCCATCTTCAAAATCCATGTACGTGTAAATTTCAAATATGGTGCGTAGCCCGTCTTCATTGTATGAGGTGTTTTGCTTTCCCTCAATCTTTTCATTAGCGCGTTCAGCTGCACTAAACTCCGGCTCGGTAGGAGTAGGTAGGTCCACATCAGCATACATGCCTGCCTCTACGCGCTTCTCGTATTCCATCTGAGTAATATACTGAACGTGAGTCTTGCGCTCTGCGGTGTAAAAGTTAGTAGCTGAGAATGGTAGGTAGATGTCATCAATCGGCACAAACTCAGAAGTAGGCCGCATGAATCGAGCGTTCCACATAAACTTCATGTACTGACCGCCGCCAAGCGGCAACTGCGTACTAAGCTGCTCAAGTTCTGAACGGAACTCAACCATCTGCTCGGTGGTCTGCCAGTTCATAAACTCAGTCTTGCGCTGGGCTTTTCCAACCTTGGACTTGTCTGCCTCGCCAATGATCTTAGACTTTACTGGACCGCCTGGGGGAAACACTTCTTTGATAAAACGTGCAGAGAAATCAACACACGCCTCGACCAGCATAGGATGCACAACCTTGTTAGCTCCTTGAAACTGGGCACCGCCCGGAGCGTCATCGCCTAAGCCAGTACGGCGCAAGCCTTCTTCGTACTGAAGGTCTCGCTTCTGGCGAGCCTCTTTGTCTCGCTCAATCTTAGTCATCAAGTCATTGATTGATGTCTTTAGTAAGCTCTGGTCAACTTCCTCCACGATGTTCTCAAAGTGGTCAGAAGCCTCTCGCACAGAAACAGTCTCCATACGAACCATGGCCCCACCGTCTTCAGTATCCTCAACCTCAAGCTCTTCTTCTTCTGGAAGCTCTACCATTGTTACTTCTTCAACTTCAACTTCAATTTCTTCAGCCACGTTAAGCCTCCTGTAGTAAGCGTTCTGCCATTTGATTTATTATATCAGAGTTGTATTCTAAACTAACTGAGCCGCCACGAGCAAAATCAAAATCGCTTCGGTCAAGATCAGATATGCCTGAATCTATGTAGTCCATTACTTCCTTTTCGCGCATAATTCTAGGTGTTTTTTCTGGGCTAAATTTTCTTTTGGACTCATAAATACTATAAATATCTAGCACATCATCCATGTCAAGCCCATCAACACCGCCATATTTTTCATCAAATATCTCTCCCATAGCCATATTGTCATCAATGTCAACAAGCCCGTACATTTCTAATTCGTCAGGATTAATATTACCAACTAGCCTTTCATTATCTGTTTTGTTTAAAAAATCCATGACAGAATCAGTTAGTTTAGATTCGTAATTAGGGTCTTTGTTGATATAAGACTTTGATTTGTTACTGCTAAATCCATTGCCCGGTGGTTTTATCTCTGCAATTGAAACGACATCATTGTCCAAGTGATTTTTATAGGTAGTGAATTGTACTTGAAGATGAGGCTTCCCATCGCCATCAAGCATTACAGTAAGACTGCTGTCTCCAGATCCGTAATTAAGCGCTTCATCATTAAGCTTTGTACACCACTTCCCTCCCTTACCTAGTAGCCTACAAATCTTTTTATTTTTTGGATCTGAAGTGTCAGGTATATCTACCCAAGTTGCGCCTTGTTCTTTAGCAAAATCAAGATTAAAGCCATCGTCTTTCATGCGAGGCGACTCTTGTGCTAACTCTATAAAACCTTTTGTTGTTTGTAAATCTTTCCATTCTCGAAGATCGCCAACTCTGGCAGAGACATCTCCAACTGACATCTTTAAAACTTTGTCTCCGGGCAAGTACAACTCTGGAGGCAAGCCTAATGCATTGGTTGGATCAACCAACTCACGCACACCCTGAGTAAGAACTTCTAGTTGCAAATCTTCTGCAGTAAATGTACCAAGCTCAAAAATATTAGTTTCAGGCGGCACTTTGTTTAAGAAAGTATTGGCTTCATATACTTCATCCATTAAATCTTCTGGACCACCTCTTCCTCGATCAATACCACGGGTTTGATTACGTTGATCGTAACTCATATTTTTTAATAATCTATTTCTAAATGGTCCTTCGTCCCTAAAAGTCCCAGCCTGCTGCTGTTCTAATAAAAGATCCGAAGCGCCTTCAAATGACATAGCTAAGTCTGAAGCTGATTCTTGTCTAAGTATGTTTGGATTATTATCCATGCCATAATCATTAACATCGTACTGAGCAAGATTTAATTGATCCTCAAATTCATCCATGGTCAGATCCTCATCAAAGTTAGTGACTTCATAGTGCATGTTATCTGCGTCACCAGCTACTCTAACAATCGAATCATTCTGCCCTGTGCCCATTTCATTCTGCAGATACTTCTTGAGCTTAGTGTTGACCCATCGGTTAGTCATCGTTGCTCCTGGGTATTGCTTTTCAGTTCTAACAGCAGCAGCTTCTGGGAAGGTTCTATTAAAGTAATCTAATTTTGGAGTCCTTGATATTTCATCATTAGTTATTGATTGAAACATTTTAGATGTTAAAAAACCAAACTTAGCGGAAGGCGTTGCGTCTAACATCTCTGGAGGAAGGTCTGCGGTGCCAGCCTCAATTTGTTTTTTAAATTCATTTTCAATGTCATCAATACTTATGTCACTGTCAATTTGATCTTTAATTTTGACTAATTCATCAACGCTCATTTCATCACTATTCATTAACGCAAGCGGAGTGCTTTTTATAGTTAAGCCTTGAGCGACAGTCTTTGGTGAAGTAATTGGTGAATTTGATGGTCCAGAACTACTTCTTTGTGCGTTAGGGTTTGCTTCCATAAACTCTATGAGATTAGGGTAAGCTTCATCTCTAAAATTAGGATCTAGATGATCAACTATCTCCCCAAGAGAATTTTGGTAGTACGTATAGCCATCTTTAGTCGTAAATGTTGTGTTGCCATATCTTGAAAGAACATTACTGTCAAACTCATTCAAGAAGTTATTATCGCCCGGCTCTCTAACTTGTAGCTGCCTTGCGCCCATACCTTCTAGCCTATCCTGTAAAGGTTCGTAAGAAGCTTCACTGGGTACTTGCCCTGCAGCAGCGTTTAAGTTTCTTTGATCTACTGCATTCCTGCCTACTCTAAGGCCAGCCTTTACCGCACCGCCGATGGGTAAGACTTCGCCAACTGTGGCAGCATTTCCTATAAGAAACTTCGTGCTAGGATCTAAGTCTTCCCACGCCTGCCCGGTTGCTGCTATGGATTGCTGCACTTCAGGAGATAGATGCTTTTTGTTTCGGTCATAGTATTCAATGCCCTCGTTAACGACAGCGCCTAGACCTTGCATAGCGCCTTGATTAATAGCTTGAGCTTCTTTTGTTCTGGGATTGAAGTTAAGGGCATCATTGTAAGCCTCGTTATTAGCCACCATTTCTTCAAGCGTATTGTCGGTGAAGTATTGCTCACCTAAAGAAATAGCAGAGGATGCAATAGGTCCAGCTATACCAGAGGCAAAGTCTGTAATAACATCACCAACTACTCGGCGTAAACTGGGCGCGTTGTAACCAATCGTGTCATCTCTAGTTGCCTGCTTCTTAACCTCACCACCTTCAGCGTAGCTATTGCCGTTTAGTAGATCATCAGCCATGGCACTGATCTTGTTAGCATCGTACTCAGAGCCAACCTCTTCAGCTACCTCAACCTCACCGCCTTCGGCATAGCCCATGTCCTGAAGGTACTTCAGATAATCTTCGTCTATCTTCTGGCTTGGAAGACCAAAACCTTCGTAGCCCATACGAGCATTCATGCCATACGCGCCAGAGTTAAACGGTCTTTTGTTGGGACCAGACTTCATATGAAGACCTCGACCATAGTTAATGAAGTCTGGCATCGCAATCTCAAGTGGGGCTGGCGTAAAGATGTCGTCTGTGGCCAACTTTCCCATCAGCTGCTCTTTAAAACCAGGGTGGGCATCACGCATTGTTTCACTTTGCCTATACCGAGAAGGAAGAATTAGTGAAGGGCCAATGTCAAAAGTTCCAGCGCCCAAAAGTACAGACTCTGTGGAGTCCTCTAATATCTTGTCGTAGTCAAATATCTGGCCTTTACGCGCTCCTAAAGGAGCCGTCTTTGGGTTTAGGTCAAGAGGCTCAAGCCCATCAGCAATTCGCTTCTTATTGAGCTTAGTGCGCCATTTACTTCTTGCTCCGACTGCAGCTATAGCCTGCGGTGTCTTTCCGCTCATAATGTCAGCCAATGCGCCACGACCATCAAAGGTCTTCTCAAGTTCTACCCAAGATGACGGATCTCTGATGTCCATCTTATCTCCAGTAAGCGCCTCTAGGTTAAGGTTTATCTTATCAGCCTGATCTGCGTCTAACTTGTTGGCCTTAACGCCAGCCATAAATTCTTTCTTTAGTTTCTTAAACACTTCTTTATTGGTGCGAAGTTGATTAGGCGATCCTATCATTGGAACGAGTATAGTTCCTTCTTCTTTTAAGTTGTTTCTTAGGCTGGCTATTGTGCTTTTTGCATCAACCGCCCACACAGGATAGTCAGTGATTTCTCCATTCTCATCCAGCATTCTAGGCACAGGAGCCTCTCCAAACTGATCTTGATACAGTTTAGCCATCTCTGAATACTGCCGACCAATCAAAGGATAGCCCGGACCTGCGCCGTCTTTGATGCCAGTCCTGTCAGACTGAGTGGCAACCATGCTAACTTTGCCCTCGATGTTCATGTCGCCTAATACTTCAGACAGCTTCTTAACCTCAGCGGTCTGTCCTGCCATGTCTTTTGCTGCTCTCTTCCGGGCAATCTGCCTTCCGTAATTGGTTATCTCTCCGTCTTTAAACGACTTAGATAGCTGGTCTGGAGTAAGATCAGGCTGTGCAACATCCCTAAACATGATTGGCTTAGGTGGTGCGTTAACATTCTCGCCATTACGAGTCAGCACAGTCAGATCGTTCTCATCAAACACTACAAAGTTTCGTGTGCCTTCGCCTGCCTTGCGGCTTGTTCCATCCAGATACTTTATTCCAGGAACGCCTGCTTCACTTAATACCTTAGACGCTTCTGATTGAGCGTCCATAATGTTCATGTTTGGATTGCTATGAAAACCTCTAGCCAGCTCTTCATAGTATTGCTTTCCTGTTTGACCCATTCCAGTTCTTTGCTGCATTCCCTTTATGGCATTATCCCTTGCAAACTTTGCAGCGCCCTCTGGCGTTGACGAGTGCATTCCCTCTACTTGGTAAGCATAGTTAGGATTGTCAGAGTCGCCTTTCTTAACTAACTTTAAGTAATCCTCAATGCTAGGAACTTCTTCAACAGACATTCCTAGAAGCTTGGCTATCTCAGGCTGATCGCTAAGAGGCTTGTCCCAGTCCATCATCTTCGCTATCTTTTCGTCTGGTAGGTTTACTGAGTATAAGTTTGATCCTTGATCACCAGATGTAATAAAGCCACGCGAGTTCATTGACGTATTATCTTCATTTACAAGTTCATCAATAACCCAGTCATCAATGTCATCTCTTGTAATATCAGAAGCATCAATTCCCATAACTTCTTCAACTTCTTTTCGTATATCCTGAATACTCATGGCATCCAGAGAATCTCTATATAGTCCTTCATTTTCTTTAGGAGTCACTGGCTTGTATTGTTTAGCCACGCCTTCACTCTCAGCAATGTAAACTCCTGCGCCAAAAGCTTGCGCTCCTTCGCCAGTGCCTCTTCTGGATCTATCAAACCTATCGAAATTATAAGGCGATCCGTGATAGCCGACCATCTCTTGTCGAGCGCCCATCTCTCCCAGCCTGTCTTGCAGTGGCAAGTACGAACTTTCGTCCGGGACATCAGCAGCTGCATTGCTGATCATTCGCCTGTCGCCAGCATTCCGTACTGCATTCTTTGCCATGCCTGCCGCTTTACCGATGGGGAGAACCTCGCCTACCGTTAGCGCATTCTCTATAGCAAATTGAGTCTCTGGATCTAATTGGCTGTATTGATCCATGCCGTAGTCAACTATGTCAGGTATATAGCCGAGGCTGTCTTTGTTTTCGTTGTACTTCTGAGCCAAGGCTGTAACACCTTCGCCTATCTTGCCCATGGCATACTGGTTAGCCGCTTGAGCTTCTTCAGTCCTTGGGTTGTAGTTCAGAAAGTCGTTGTACATCTCATTGTTAGCTTGCATCTCTTCAATGGTGTTGTCAGTAAACGCTTGCTCTGCTAGAGAAACGCCAGCAGCGGCAATGGGGCCAAACATTCCAGACAGAGTGTCTGCGCCAACATCAGTAATGATCTGACGCAAGTTAGCTGGACGCTTGTCTTCTACTGGACCACCTTCGGCCCACTTGACCCTGTTACTCCAATAAGCTGCAGAGGATGGGCCTTTGGCTATGTTCTTAGCATGGCGGTCTTTAAAAGCTTTGCGCTTCGCCTTAGTGGCATCGGAATCATTAGGACTGGGCTTGCCAGCAGTGTCTGCGCCCTGCTCGCCAAACCTAATCATCTTAGGATTGCCGTCTACATTGGTCTTCACTACGTGAGAACTTGTGGGATGTCCGGGTGTGCGCCTTGGCGTATTCAATTTAAGATCGTCTTTCAAAGACATGGTTCACTCCTAAGCGGCATAAGGGTTGCCAATGTTTGTTCTATCTACTCGGCGCTCATCTGGATCTTTTGCCTGTGGCAAATCAAACCAGCGGTCATTCTTAAAATATATGATGGCCTGTGTAAACGTGTCCACGTAATCATCGTGAGCCGCCACAGGGAACTTAGAAAGCTGCTTGACGAAGTCATGCGCCCAGCCTACGAAGTGTCCTGGGTTCTTCTTCGACTCAGGTATCCACACCATGCCTAGCTCCAGTGTCGGAGCAGCCTGATGCGCTCTACTAACTTTGTCAGCGTTACCCGGATTGTAGCCGATTGCTGGGACGTTGGCCAATCTTAGATCCTGAAGCAATGATTGTCCTGACGCTTTGGATTCCACCAATATGCGGTCAGGTCTGCGTGGCCTAGAGAATTCACTATCCTTGCTCATGCCGCCGTACTCGGTTGACCAGTCCTTGATCGCTCTTGATCTCAGGTCCGGGTAGCCGAGGTACTCATCCCACGCATCAATCAGCATGACGTTGCGTTGCCCGGCGTGAGTGAACACGGCCCACACGCTACACGCAGTTGGATCGCCAGTCGTCTTCTCAGTGAAGGCGCAGTCATAGCTCTGCAGTATGTACTCAAATGGTGGAAGGCCACGCTTATGCGGCCACATCTCGATGTAGTCAGTCTTTAGTATGCCGCCCTCAGATGGATTAGGATCTTGCTGCAGCTGACCAGCTGTGCCGTAAACACCAAGTAAGCGCTTGAGATCGGCAACTTCTGCCTCACCGAATCGCTCCGGGCATATCAGTTCGCCCTCGACAGTGCGAGGATCGTAGGAGCCTAGACTGGTCTTTCTGCGCTTGCCGTCCCACTCTGCCGGGATCATTAGATGTTCCCAGCCGCCAATGTCTTCTAAGATATGCCCACTGATGTCTCGCTCATGCAATCGCTGCATGACTGTCACCATTGCATCGAGCTTAGGATCGTTGAGTCGTGTTGACCATACCTGATCAAACCATTCAAGCGATGACTCCCGGATGGCATCAGACTGAGCCTCCTGGGCAGCGTGTGGATCGTCTAGCAGTAGCCGAGAGCCACCTTCACCTGTCGCTGTACCGCCAACAGATGTTGCAATGCGATAGCCAGTCTCGGAGTTCTCAAAGCGTTGCTTGGCGTTCTGATCCCCGGACAGTTTAAACATATGGCCCCACCGCTCTTGATACCAAGGCGATTGCACCAGTCTCCGGGCCTTTAAGTTGTCCCGGATTGACAGTGCCCCGGAGTAAGAAGCGCAAAGAAACTTCTGCGCTGGGTCAGTAAGCCACTCCCACATCGGCCAGATAACGCTGACAATTGTAGACTTAGAGTGCCGTGGAGGTATGTTGATCAACAGCTTTCGTATTTCACCGGAGCTAATCGCCTCCAAGTGCTCGCATATCTCTTTAATGTGCCAGCTAGACACGAACGGCACCCCAGGCTCCACCACATGCCAAGACTGGCGCACGAATTCATACAGCGATGATGAAGCAGCCCGGCGCTCTCGCTCGTACTTAATAGCCTCGGCAACTACAGAAGGAGACATTGAGTTCATTTAACGTCAGCTTCTTGAGTTCCCTTTGACATCAAGTAGTCCATATTATCCAACTCTTCGTCTGTAAGATTTTTCAGGTCAAGCGAGGTTATCGTTAGTGGCCCACCATTAGCGCCAGTAACTTCTTGCGTTGTTTTATCGCCATAAACTTTGGGCATCATCTTACTGAGCAGCCACTTTCGAGAGTCTACACGTAAGCGCTGATGCTGCACAGCAGCTGAGTCATAGCGACTTATGCCATGCTGATCAACGATAGAAATAGGGTCATTATCAGAAATCTGTAGCACTTCTTCAGCGATTGCGTGTATCATTGCCTCACGCGCCTGCGCGTACTGGTCGGCAAATGAGCCTCCAGCTGCAACCCAGCCAAGGAAAGTAGACTTAGGAACACCAGCATTAAAGCAAGACTTCCCACAAGGAACACCGCTTGACATGAGTGTACAAACCTTATCCACCAGCCGTTGTTTTTCAGAATCTTTATACTTCATCAATCACCTCCTTTACCACTGAGTCCTAGCTTTCTTCTTAGCCGACTCATTAAGAGCGCCATAGTGTAATAGCTTTCTAGAACTCTTGCTCATCTTAGCACCAGTCATCAGCTGACCATTGTGATCGTGAGTCTTACCAGCAAATAACTTTCCATCCTTTTCGTAATGGTTCACGTTCTTCATATTATTCTCCTGATTGATCGTATTCTATCACTTAACCTGTCTTATTAACCATAGGCCAAAAACCATGGGCTTGTACTTAGGGTACTAGGTACTACCCCTATAGGGTAGTAGTACCTTTTAGTACCCTATTTAGCACAATAAAGCGGTAAAAGGTACTAGGTACTAGATAGGGTACTTAGTACCTTTTAGTACCCTCTTTATGTACCCTTTCTAATCATAAATGCAGAGGCCATTACGAGGTCAAGTATGGCATAACCATGCTCATATTTTGCCACAATTTCACCATTAATTAGGTTACAAATAGGCCCAGTTTCGTAGCTAGGCTTCATGTAATTACTGATGGCTGAGTCTTTTAATCCATCGTTTCTGAGCATTTCTTTGAAGGCTGAGATGCTAACGTAGGGCACATTTCCACCATTTAATGGCCTAACTTCTGCGCCACCAGACCACCAAGCTCGCTCTAAAAGCTTCTTATGTTTTTCTATTTTTGACTCTTTTTTAACCTTCTGAACGCGCTCTTCATCGTCAAATACAGCGACACAAGTGCTGACATTCTCGCCAAATTTACTGATACCCATCTCCACAACGTCTAACTTAAAAGGTATTTCCACGCCCTTAGATGGCAATTCTCGCTGCTTGGTTATGGTCGCAGTGCGCTGTAAATTCTCTTCGACAACGTAGATCTCGGTGTCAATGTGGGCACGTATAGTTGAGCTACCACGAGCGCCCCTGGACGCATCCTTACCGCTGTGATGGATGGTCAAGAATGCAGTGTTAGCTTCGTAAACGACAGTGTCTAAACGCTGCAGAATAGGCACCATATCCTCGCCAGAATTCTCGTTTGCACCTGCTGTCATTCGAGCTAAAGTATCGCCAATGACAAGGTTAACTTTACTGCCAGTGTCTGTCTCAACCTGTCTGATTAATGCGATAACTTCAGTTGAATGTTGGTCACTAGTAAAGAAATTAATGGGCACCTGTACGATAAAAAGGTTGGCCATGTCACAATCGTGGTAGTCTTTTATGGCCTGTACTCGACTGATAACGCTTGACGGACTTTCCGTGGCAAGATATATTACCGCGCCCTTTTCGACCTGCTTGCCCATAAATGGTACGCCTTCACAGATAGCGTGGGCCATAGACAAAGCGTAAAAGGTCTTTCCTGAGTTGCTATCTCCGAACAACATTGACTGCGATTTACGCACAATCATGTCCTGAATTAGTTCGTCAGGTGCGTTGTACTTACTTGAAAGTGAGTCACCGCTAACCACTCTAAGTGTGTCATAAATGCTGCTCAATGGAGGCATAAGCAGGTCCAGAAGATCTTGACCGCTAGTCTCCTGAGCGTAGTCATTTGCGTCACCATTAATGGGCGGCATGACCACCTTAGCGCCAGCTTTATCATTGGCTAAGTCGGCATACTTCTTGCCCACGCCATGCTCATCATTATCTGCAACGACAATAATCTCTTGGCCAGAGCCGTATTTTTCACGCATTATTTCAGCGACTGCTGGGATATTACTGGCACTGTATGCTACAACACACGGCCTACCTGTGACCTCAGTAATCGTTGCCGATGTGGCAAATCCTTCAGCTATAAATAGTGGGCCAGACTCGTCCATGGTGCCCAAAGTCCAGAACTTGCCAGACACTGCACCACCAGAATGAAACTGCTTGCCGCCCTCTGAACTGATGTACTGAAGGCTGCTAATACTGCCATCTTCGCTGCATAATGGTAGCGCTAATCTGCCATCGCCAGTGACACGAGAGCCATGAGATTTAACGCCTTTACGCTGCAAATAAGGATGAGTATCTTCTGAGCCTGTGCATTTAGTCCAGATCATCTCAACATTAAGGCTTGCCACCTCACGTTTCTGAGCCATCTCAGCATCGCGCACTTTCTTAGACTCACTGAGCCTTCGACTGTGAGCCATTTGCTCTGCACTGGTCAATGCTCGGCCAACATCTGCTCGCCAAGTAACCTCTAGATCCAGTCGCCAATCGCCAAATCTTCCAGCTGGAATGCCATCGGCAAAGCAACAGTACCAACTGTTTTTGTCCTTCTTACCACTGCCAGCCCATCTATGTAGCTTGCCGTCCAAGAATACTTTTGAAGGCGGTGTTAATCCTGATGCCTTCATTGCATCTATTAGCTGAAATTCTGGCGGCTCGGCTTTTGGTGCTTCTTGTGGACTAAATGGTTGATCAAATATTCTGGCCATCTTTACGCGCCTTTAGATAAGTGGCGAGTGCGTCCACTGTTGAGTATTTTGGATCTGTGCCTCCCTTCATCAAACGTGTCACCACGTTGTAATGGAGGCCAGAAGCCTCAGCAACTTTACGCAGATTACTATCTGCAAGCTGCTCTTTAATCTGCTCTAAGTTCATGCTTTACATCCTTATGTAAATAAAATTACCTCTAACGCTTGTTATGATGCATTAAAGTGTCTATTATAGCAACAGCTTCAACCGGAATATTTCCAACCGAAGCTATAAACTAAGGATAAACATAATGTCTATACTATTAAAAAGCACCGGGGACTTGGGCAACCAGGGACTCAAAGTGCTTGTCTACGGACAAGCTGGCTGTGGAAAAACCACACTATCAAAGACTCTGCCGAAACCAGTTGTTCTATCGGCTGAAGGCGGCTTGCTGTCATTGAAAGATGACAATATCCCTTACATCGAAATTAAAAGCATGACTGATCTGCACGATGCCTACGCTTGGTTGCAAGATTCTGATGAGTTTGAGTCAGTAGTTTTGGACTCAATTTCTGAGATTGCTGAAGTCGTTTTGTCACACGAGAAGAAAATAAACAAGGATGGTCGTGCAGCTTATGGCGAGATGGATGTTCAGTTATCTGAAATTATTAGGGCATTCCGTGACCTTAATATGCACGTATTAATGACGGCTAAACTTGAAAAGCAGCAAGACGAAATGGGTCGTATGTTGTACTTTCCAAGCCTTCCAGGAAATAAAACCGCGCAAAAACTGCCGTACTTCTTTGATGAAGTCTTGGCGCTTCGCATTGAGAAAGATGAAGAGGGCAAGACGCAACGTGCATTGATGTGTGACTCCGATGGCTTATGGCTGGCCAAGGATCGCAGCGGAAAATTAGACGCATGGGAGTCTCCAGATTTAGGTGAGATTATCGCTAAGGTTGGAGGTGCATCGTGAGCATCTATAATGATTGGTTAAACGCAAAGGCTGATGAAAAACATGCTGTCGAAAAAAGACGCTTAATAGAAGATAAACTTTTTTTTACTTTTTCTGAGCATAACTTTGAGGGAACCATCATCATCAATGACGATGGGTACAACATGAAAATAGTTGAGCGGTTAACTAACAAGGTTGATGGCGATAAGCTGCAAGAATTAGCAACTGAAGCTGGATTAACCGAGCATTTAGGTTCGCTGTTTAGATGGACTCCTACGATCAACATGGCAGTCTGGAAAGCTGCCGACTCAAGCATTACTGAAGCATTACTCGGAGCGGTCACTACGAAAGCTAATCGCCCATCATTTAATATTGAAAAGGACGCATAATCATGGCTAATTTAGGTCAGGCATTTAACGCAAACGACATTCCACAAAGTGAGAGCAACTTTGAGCCAATCCCTGCGGGTTGGTACGAAGTCTCAATCAACTCTGCGGAATTAAAGCAAACCAAAGCTGGAACGGGAGAGTACATCGCTATTCGCTACGATGTGTTAGGTCCAGCTCACCAAGGTCGTGTGATATTCGGCAACTTGAATATCCGCAACCCCAATGAGAAGGCTCAAGACATTGGCATTCAACAGCTGGGTGAGATCATGCGAGCCATTGGTCTGCCCTCAGTCGAAGACACCGATCAGTTGATCGGAGGTCATCTTGAGGTAAAGGTAAAAATCCGTGAAGCAAGCGGTGGCTATGACGCCTCTAATGATGTGAGCGGATTCAAAGCTGTAAAAGGAGGCGCAGTGCCAATGGCCAGTAAAAAGTCTGCTAAGTCAGAAGATGCACCTGTTGCTGCTGGCACACCACCTTGGGCTAAAAAGTAAATGTCCAATAACAAAACGTAGTTTTTTTATGCGTTTTGTTATTTATTTGAAAAAAAAAGACGGGCTGTAAAAAGCCCGTCAACTAATCAATCAAAAGGGAGAAATTTGATTATGGCACTAATTAACCTACCAAGCCAGCCCATTGCTAGTCTAATTGATCAAGCGCATCAAGAGAGACAAGAGCCACCAAGGCCGCATTTAGGTTGCTCTACACTTGGCCATCATTGCGACAGATGGCTATGGCTATCTTTTCGCTGGGCTGTCGTGGAGAAGTTTGATGGCCGCATTTTGCGACTATTTAGGCGCGGTCATTTAGAAGAGCCACAGATTATCTCAGACCTAAGATCCATCGGAATAGACATAGATGGTAGCCAAGATCACGTAGACTTTGGCTCACACGTATCGGGCAGCGTTGATGGCGTTATTCATCACGGAGTGCCCACTGCAGAAAATACTCCTCATGTTGCTGAGTTTAAAACTCACAGCAAAAAAAGCTTTAACGACCTATCAAAAGGCGTTCAGGCATCTAAACCCATGCACTACGTGCAGATGCAAGTGTATATGTTAGGGTTAAAGTTAAAGCGAGCGTTGTACGTTGCTGTTTGCAAGGACGATGATAGGTTGCATACAGAGCGTGTCAGGTTCGACATTGATGTGGCTAAGAAAGCTGTGGCCAGAGGCAAGCGTATAGCTCTATCCGATAGACTGCCAGAGCCATGCACAGGCGCCAGCAAAGCTTGGTACTTGTGCAAGTTCTGCGCGGCTTACTCATTCTGTCACGAAAGTGAGCCAACTCAGCAAGGTAACTGCAGAACCTGTGCCCACGTTACCGCAAAATCAGATTCAACATGGCGCTGTGAGCGACACAACTCAGACAATATCCCACTAGACTATCAGCGAACTGGCTGCGATAGTCACACTATCCACCCGGATCTAGTGCCTTATAAACGCAAAGAAGCTGATAGCGAGTGGGAAGCCATTTATATCATCAACGGCAAAGAAGTTTTAAATGGCGAGTCTGGATACAGCGGTCAAGAAATTATAGCAAACCCTGGCCTTTGTGCGAGTGGTGATGCTGACGAATTAAGAGCTTCTTTTAACGGCAGAATAGTTGAATAAAAAGGAAAAATAAATGTGGATACTACCCAAAAATTACCAACTGTCCTCTCCTTATGTACAGGATATGGTGGAGTCGAAAGAGGACTTGACCTTGCAGGAGTTGAACATCGAGTCATCGCTCATGTGGAGATCGAAGCCTTCGCCATTGCGAACTTGGTTACCAAGATGGAAGCGAATAAAATGGATGCCGCACCTGTGTGGTCGAATCTTAAAACCTTGCCAGTGGAGCCATTTCGAGACCGAGTTGACATCCTCACTGGCGGTTATCCCTGCCAACCTTTTAGCTCCGCTGGAAATCGACTTGGAGAAGAAGACCCCAGACACCTCTGGCCCTACATCTGCGACATCATCCGAGCAGTTAGACCTGTTCGATGTTTTTTTGAAAATGTCGAAGGACACATCAGTCTTGGACTCAGAGAAGTCATTAGCGACTTGGAAAGCCTTGGTTATAAAACGGCGTGGGGAATATTCTCAGCGCGTGAAGTCGGCGCTCCTCATCAGAGAAAGCGAGTCTACATCATGGGGTACGCCAGCGGTCAACGATGCGAACAAGACTCCACACTGCGAGATAAACAGCCTGCAGGCAGGATTAAGTCGGAGCGTGGGCAGAGCGGAAGCCGATTGGCCAACACCGAGAGTCAGTTCAGTGAATGGTCCATCTCAGAAAGAGATAGAACTGGGAAATCCGAAGAAGCGCTTGGAGACAGAAGTGATAGTGAGAGAGCCAGCTCAGTGGGCAACTCCTATGGCAAGAGACTGGAAGGGAGGAATTCATGGAGTCGAGAGGGGATGGTCAGCAAACCTAAACGATCAGATAGCAGAGAGGGGAGCTTGGCCTACGCCGACAGTTCATGGGAATTACAATCAAAAAGGAATGAGCAAAACGAGTGGGGACGGGTTAGCGACTGCAGTGAAGATGTGGCCGACACCAACAGTTCAGGACTCGGACAAGGCGACAAAGAAGATGCGAGACAATCATCAGAACAATCTGACGGCAATAGTTTTCGATCAGGAAATGTTACCAACTCCAACAACGAGAGACTGGAAGGGCGGTTACAAGGAAAATGCATTGACGCGCAAGGACGGCAAGAGCAGGAGATTCGATGCGCTTCCGAACGCAGCAATTGGGGGAGTGGGAGTGGACATAGTCTCTGGCCACTTGAACCCCGACTGGGTCGAGTGGTTGATGGGTGTGCCGACCGGGTGGACCGGATTAGACTCTTGGGAAACGGAGTAGTGCCTCAAACTGCCGCTAAAGCTTGGATGGTTTTATCAAAGGAATTAGAATCAAAAAACGGAAAAATGCAACATGAATGAATATAACGTAGTTAGCTTTAGCGGAGGACGAACGTCTGCGTACATGATTTATCGAATACAGACAATGGTGTCTCAAGGGCTTATTAATAACGTCAAGTATGTTTTTATGGACACAGGCGCAGAGCATCCCAAGACATACGAATTTATTAGACAGGTTGTTAGTCATTTTGAAATAGATTTAGTTTGTATTAGGGCGGTAATGACTACAGAGGTTGGCATTGGCCCAAAGTATAAAGAAGTAAGTATTGATGATATTTGTGATGATTACGGCCCCTGGAAAGAAATGATGAAGTGTTACTCCACGCCATTTATTCACGGAGCAATGTGTACAGATCGAATGAAAACAGCGCCTTATAAAAAATACTGTGATGAAACTTTTGGGCGCAACAATTACACCTCATGGCTTGGCATTAGGATTGACGAGCCAAGGCGATTAAAGCCTAAAAAGGGTTACAGATTTTTGGCTGAAATATCACCTATGGATAAGCAAGACATTTTAGGTTTTTGGAAGACTCAGCCATTTGACTTAGGAATTGATGAATGGCTAGGCAACTGTGTTTTTTGCATCAAGAAAGGAGTCAACAAGATAGCCCTTGCTGCAATTGACGAGCCAGAATTAGCGGCTGAGTTTTGGGATATGCTAAACACTCAACCTATACGAATTATTGATACAAGAGTTACTGATCCTTTGATTATGTATCGCGGCAATAACACATTTAAAAGCGCCCAGGATTCATTTGCAGACGTTAGTAAAGACGAGATTCTTTTGAGAATGCGAGGAAATAATGGTGGCTGCGCTGAAAGTTGCGAAGTCTTTGGGTGTCAAGGTGATTTATTTGAAGAGGGTTAGACTTATGAAACTAAGAGAATATCAGCAGCGATCCATTGACCTGCTCTACGATTGGTTAAGAAACAACCAAGGCAACCCTTGCTTGGTACTACCTACAGGCAGTGGTAAAAGTCACATTGTGGCCGAGCTATGCAAAGATGCGTTAACTCAATGGCCAGAGACAAGAGTGTTGATGCTCACTCATGTAAAAGAATTGATTCAACAGAACGCCAGTAAAATGCGTGAGCACTGGCAAGGTGCCCCCATGGGCATCTACAGCGCCGGGCTTAGACAGAAAAATCTATCAGAGCCAATTACATTTGCTGGCATTCAATCTATTCGTAAACGTGCGCCAGACATTGGGCACGTTGACTTAATTATAGTCGATGAGTGCCACTTGATTTCACACAAAGAAGAGGGAGGCTACCGAGATTTGATCAAGCAGCTATTTGATATTAATCCTCATCTTAGGGTCATTGGGCTAACAGCCACGCCATTTAGACTTGGCCATGGCTATATAGACGAGGATGGTGCCCTGTTTGATGACCGCATTGAGCCTGTGACTATTGAGGAACTGGTCCACAAGGGTCACTTGTCTACCATGCACAGCAAAAGCACCGAGACACGATTGAATGTTGACGGCGTTCACAAACGTGGCGGTGAGTACATTGAGTCAGAGCTTCAAGCCGCAGTAGATAACTACGAAACCAACCATCAAGTGATTCAGGAAGTGATGAGCAGGGCAGTAGAGTGCAGGCACTGGCTGTTCTTTTGCACAGGTATCTCTCATGCAGAGAACATTGCCCAGGGCTTAAATGATCAGGGCATCAAGGCAGCGTGTGTCACCGGTAAAACGCCAGTAGGAGAACGTGCCGAAATGATTAGGCAATTCAAGGCTGGTGAGATCCGGGCACTGACTAACGCTAACGTGTTGACCACTGGCTTTGACTTTCCTGACATTGACTTAATCGTAATGCTTCGGCCTACGATGTCTCCTGCCCTTTATATGCAAATGGCTGGGCGTGGGCTTAGACCCAAGAGCCATGTTGACCACTGCATGGTCTTAGACTTTGCTGGCAACATTTATACACACGGCCCCATAGTGAGAGTTCGACCACCACAAAAGTCAGGCAGCGGCACAGGCGAAGCCCCGGTTAAAGTGTGTGACAATTGTCATGAGATCGTCCACATATCTGTTATGGTTTGCCCAGCCTGTGGCTACGAATTTCCAGAGAGCGATAACAAACCTCTTATGCAACTTCGTGATGATTGCATAATGGGCACTGACAGTGAACTAAAGATGTCGGTGGCAAGCTGGGAATGGAGCGAGTACACGAGCCGGGCTGGCAATGACATGCTCAAAGCTACTTATTTCGGACCATCTCTCAGCGATAAGCCGATCAGCGAATACTTCTGTGTGCTTCACAGCGGATACGCTGGACAAAAGGCTCTAGGGCAGATTAATACGATTGCTCATGCAAGTGGGTGCCATGCAGAGTTAGTTGCTGCAAACGGCTTACATCAAGCCTCAGTGGCGTTTAATCAAGCAGTTCCACCAGTCGAGATTGATTACGAAAAGAACGGAAGGTATTTCAACATTATAAGGAGAAATTATGCGACATCTGCAGCCTAAAATAGTTAAGGATTATTATGCTAAAGTTGAAGCATTTTATGACATGAACGAGCCTAAATGTTGTCACACCTGTGACAGTTATAGTGAGGAAGGACTATGCCAAGAGTATTTAATCGCACCGCCAGAAGATTTCGCTCAACAACTAAACCAGTGCGAGGAGTGGCTACCGATAATCCCGTTTTAAAGATTCCTACTGAGCACCAAGAACAGGTTGCATTTATACAGTGGTTCAGGCGAACTTATCCAGACGTTAGGATATTTGCTATTCCTAATGGCGAGGCTCGATCCCAGAGCGCTGGCGCTAGGTTAAAGGCCGAAGGTGTTTCTGCTGGCGTTCCCGATCTTTTTATTCCAGCATGGAATACATGGATAGAGATGAAAAGGTCTAAAGGAGGCAGCGTTAGCGAGAAGCAGAAGGACTGGCTGGCCTACTTGGAAAGCATTGGTCATAAGACTTTTGTATGTAAAGGTGCAGATAGTGCAAAAGAATTTGCGAAAAAGGTGTACAATCTTACCTTGCAAGGTATATAATGATCCTAAGTTAAGTAAATAACGAAACGGAGCATCAAATGAACGAAATCAATGCAGACACTTTAAAGGCTAACGATCTAGTAAGGATCACCATGAGCAAGCCTTGGACAAAGATTAAAGGTAATAAGATTGAGAAGTTTGTTCAGAAGGTTACGTTCATCGCCAATGTGACCAATGTATTTAATACTCGCTTTGAGTACGAACTTTCTAGAGTCGTTAGTCATAGCGATGTGATGCCAACTTATGATATTAGTTCAATTCGCGGAGGCGCAGCATTTAGGGCGTTAAACAGAATGGACATTTATTCACTAAAAGTAAGGACTATTTAAATGATAACTTTAAAGAACGTAAAGCACAGCGAATTCGCTTCTCACGAAACTAACTGTTTTGAAGCGACTATTTATTGGAATGGTAAGAAAGCTGGTTATGCTGAAAATTCAGGTCAAGGTGGCTGCACTGGAATTCATTGGTTAGATAGAGGTGTTGAGAAAGAAGCTGAAGCTTGGGCTAAAACTCAACCCGATATAGTGACTGACTATTGCTTACACGATTCTGATGAAATTTTTACTTATGAGTTTGAAATAGAAGGTGCTGTTGATCAGCTTCTTGAAACTTACCTTTTTGAAAAAGACATGAAGTCAAAGCTTAGGGCAAAAATTCTTATTAAAGATGATACGTGCGAAAAAGGTGACTTTTATGCTTGGAGCATTAAGAAGTACAAGCAATTTACAAAAGATGATCTAATCAAAGAGATTCTTTCTTCTCAGAAATTTGAGAATCCTATTGTTATGAATCATCTTCCATTGAACGAAGCCCTAGCAATTTGGAGAGGTAATTAATATGGGATTCTTCAGTTGGAAGTGCGCTGAGTGCAATGAGTCAGTCAGCAACAAGCATAGCAGCCGTATTGACGACAGTGACTGTATGTTGGTCACACCTAACGAGACATATCACGATCCAGAGTATGATGGCTATGGAGTGTTTGGCGAGGTTGATGTCTATGAGCTTTTGGGTGATGGTGATAGAATCAAAGGTATAGACCATTACCATAGCGGAGACAGAGACTCTCTACCATTCACGATAAAGGTCGTTCACACTAGATGTTGTGGCAAGAATTACGATGAGCTTAATGAGTCTAAGAATTGCTCAGAACAAGGTTTTTTCTACGAAGATGAAGCCCTTAAATACGAAGGTTGGTTATGATGATTAAAAGAAACAATGCACCAAGTTCTAATTACTCATACGTTCTGACTGACTCAGAATTACTTGAGATACGAGGTGATATGCTTTGGGAACTTCAGACAACTGGCAGCGTATTTGTTCTTAACAACGAGGTCACCATATATGATCTTTTAGAGGACGTAAGTGATGAAGATAAAGACTACATTATCGTATGTCTTCTTAGAGGTGGAGAGGCTAAGGAGCAAGCAGTAATTAAACTTTCAGAAGCATTTTCATCTCTCTTTGATGATGAGGCAATTGAAGATCATTATATAGATGATAAAACATCTTATTAAAATAAGGAGCATAACATGCACACATTAAACTTTGTAAGAGTCGCAAGAGAAGCTAAAGACAGTGCCAATGGATTTCTTTATATACATAACTGGCCTACAGGATTTCAGGAGCTAATCTTTAGATCAAAAGAAGCAGCCGAAGAATGGATATTAATTGTCAATAACAAATAATTATAGGGACGAAAGTCCCTTTGGAGCATCACATGCACGACTTAAAGAACATGAAGGTAGTTGATGATCAAATCAAATTTGATAAGATAATGACATTGTCATTTTCAATTATTGGATCGTTTATTGGCGCTTTTTGCGTCATTTTTTTTACAATAAAACTTTTGGGGTAGTATTTATGTACATCATTATTGATTTGGACAACACCATATCTGACGACAGCTGGCGTATTGATATGATTGATTGGACTAAAACTGACGAGTTGGCTCGTTACAACGACTATAACTTACTGTCTGGATTTGACATAGCTGGCAACGAATGGCTATTTCAAAGCAATGACTACGAGGTTGTTGTGCTTAGTTCTCGTCCTGAATTCTACGCTCCGATTACTGTTCAGTGGCTTAAAAGTATCGACATTGATCCGATCTTTTTAATCATGCGTGAAAATGGTGACAACTCTACGCAATCTGATTTAAAGAAAAAGCAACTGCAATCATTTTATAATGTGATGAAAGCAACAGCAAACGATGTTATTGGTGCCTACGATTCAGACCCTGATACTGTTGAGATGTACGCCAACAATGGCTTAAATGCTCACTTATTGTCAATTCATAGCAGAAGCAATAAAGCGTTTCAAGAGCCTCTTCACGAGTGTAGGATATAAGAATGACTTACAAAGAAAGAATTACAGCCAGTTTTAACAAGGCACTGGCAAATAAGCTACGCAAAGAGTCACGACAAGTGTCTAAGAAGCAAACAGAGGCTCAAGCTATCAATGCTAATAATGTTAAAAGAAGGCGTTACGCAGAAGATGCGGCCCTCGCAAAAGAGTTGGGCGTAAACATAGAGGAGTTAAAGTAATGAGTGAAAAGGATAAGCCATTTTCTAAAACCATGACGCAGCAGTTTGAAGAAAATTATGAAAAAATGTTTGGTAAGGTGCCCGTTGGTGAATCTAAAAAACCAAAAGACAGAGTTGATCTCGGATTGTCTCCAAGCACTGTGGTTCAAGACATTAACTCAGAGGACTTAAAATGATTACTGAGGCTTTATTTTGCATGGCTCTCACGGTTTACCATGAGGCCAGATCACAGCCATTGATTGAGCAAGTTGCAGTGGCACAGGTAGTGTTAAATCGAGTAAATTCGCCTCACTTTCCTAATACAGTGTGTGCCGTGGTGAAAGAAAATAGATTTCCTAATCAGCTTCATAAATGTCAATTTAGCTTTATGTGCGATGGTCTTCTAGAGACCTACCCAGACACTGACGCTTGGATTCAATCGAATCAGATCGCAAGCTTAGTGTTAAGCCCTGTGCTTCCTGATTTAGTCGAAAAGGCAACACACTACCACGCTGACTATGTGTCGCCATACTGGGCAAATACCTTAACTAAAGTGGCCCAAGTTGGTCGGCACATATTCTATCGGTAGTCTCCAGATCTAATCATGTCTGTGACGATGATAGATCGGCCTCCAACTTGCTTTGCCCAGTTGCTATCCAGAAATTCTATTGCGGCAATGTCGTAGTCTTCATTCGCCATTGCCTCTAAACTTTTCTTAAATAGCTTTAGGCGAGGGAGGCCCATGTTGAAACACATATCAATCATTGCATCTTTGCGAACTTCATCCAATTCAGAGAACCAGGAGAACGCTCGGATTAATTCTGCACTGACTCTTTTTACATCGTTTGACAAAAGGTAGTCTATCTCATCGCTAGACAAGCCTAAGCCCCCGGAAGGATCAATATTACGACCCACGCCAATGGTAGTTTTATCCGCTGTACACTTATAAGCGTGTGTCTCTACACCTTCATGCACTCTTAGCATTTCAATTATCATACTCATATTTAATATCCTTTCAAATAAATTGCTATTCCAAATAATAGTCCTAATGCTAGAATCATGCAGATGCCTACATTAATTGCCAACGCAACATCGTTTTGTAGTTTGTTGTTCCTTCTTATCCGAGCGTTTATTTTTTCTTTCTCTTCTTCTTTTCGCTTTCTATGCCACTCAGCCTCAAATTTTACAAAGTCACTCCATCCACCAAGTCTGCTCTTTTTAAGGTGAAACTCAAGTTGGGAACGCTGAACTCGTTGCTGCTCTTCAAATTGATAGGCTTCTAAGGCTGTGCCACGACTGTTTGCATCTCCAGCCTTCTCTTTTACTTTCTGAGTAGCACTTAAATAATCATTAACTTGACTACCTACCTCGTACAGTTGCTTGCCGTTCTTCAAAGCGGTGGAGAGCGTCTTCCAGATCGCGTTGGCGATGGCTATTTCTGCTAACATACCCATAACCTCCGTGAATATATCTCTTGTGTTAATTCATAAGGCGCTTTTGCTGGCTGCACTATTAAATAATCCTGCAGCTTATACTCAACTCCCAGTGCCTCTATAGTGTATACCCCACTAGCCGGGGCTTGAGCAGGGGATACGTGAATTGGGTAGAGTTCTCCTGGTTCTATTCCACCAGTAATTCGTCTGCTGCTCTTGATGTTGACGGAGTTTCTTTAGGATCTTCAGCCAATAAGTTTGCCGCTCCTGAAACTGCAAGAACTTCATTTGTATTAAGGTTAATAACTTTAGGAGTGTTCTTTTCTTGAAATTCCTGCAAAGCCTTAACTACAGCTGAAACATCTTCTGGATCTTTTGACATCAACATTGTTGCCATTTTTTCTTGAGTTGCTTCAGGCAATTTTGCAGACCTTAGCGCATTGGTTGCAAACCTAAGAAGACCCGAAGTAGGGTTAAAAAGTGTCTCTAAACCCGTAGCCATAGCATTACCCATACCTTCTGAATCTTCTAAGTCTCTAACTCCAGCTTGATTTGATTGAGTTGAAGATCCTCCCAGAATTCTATTTCCTTGTTTATAAAGTTGGCTCTCTCTTAAAAGAACGGCCTCTAAAAGTTTAAATCCTTCTTTTTTAGCATCTGGAAACAGCATTTTAAGCTTTGTTGCATCCGCTGGCGCGTTAATTACATTAAGTGCGTAGTTAGAGTTTCCTCTAGGATTAGTAATTTTATTCAATATACTTCTTGTTGCACCAATCACAAAGCTCTCAGCTTCAGCTGCGCTAAGGTCGTTAAGCATCCTCTTAACTTCTTCTGGAGCCATGCTTTGAAAATTTTCAAGACCCATCTCTAAGGACTCAAGAACCTCAATGTCGCCTTTATAAAGCTTACGAGCCTCTTTGTACTCTGAAACGCCATCAACTGTGGTTGCTTCATCAAGCACATTAAGAAAATCATTTTTTAAGCCTCTTATGGCAGATGTTTCTGTCGGACCAAGACCGCCGTCTGAGTTTGTTTTACCTTTTCTTAGCAAGTCATCCATGCCGCGTTTAATGTAATCTAGCGTTCTTACATCAGGAATAGCGCCTTCTACATTAAGATCAATCATTGCAAAATCACTAGGCAACTCACCTCTTAATTTAGCTGCACTTTGTTCTGTTTTAGCGATAGCCTGTGCTCTATTGTAAGCGGCTTTAAAGTTGTCATCTTCTGCAAGAAGAGTCATTATTCTAGGATCGTCTACTAATCCAAATGCGTAAGCTTTTTTGTAAGCACCGTCTGCATTTCGTCTAAGCTCTCCAAGTAACAAATCTTGCTGATCGTAATAGTTAACTTCGCTTAAACTATCTTTAACTGCTTGAGCTGCTTTTTGGCGTGATCCAGCCAGCATTCCTCCAACTTCTTCTTCAATTATTTCTGGAGCATCTCCACGTTGAGCATTTAGTACAAATCTAGCTTGTTTAGCTAAAGCTGGACTTGCGTTAGCTATAGTGCTTTGATCAATGCCCCTAGATCTATCAAGATTTACTTGATCTACAACGTCTTTAATGCTTCCACCTCTAGAGGTTACGGCCTTAAATATTCTTGCAAGAGCCGCCTCTGTAATATCTGAATCATCGGCAAGCAGGCGTTCCGAAAGCCAATTCCATGAAGCTTTACCAGTTCTTGCTGTGATTGGAAGAGCCAATCCTAGCGTTCCTCCAAATGCTGATCCTATTAAACCACCTTTTACTCTTTCTCCTTGATCAGCAGCGCCAGCGCCGTCTACAAGGCCTGTGGTTGTTCCAGCTGTAAATCCTCTGCCAAGAGGGTTATTAACAAGTACCTTTCCTGTTCCTGTAGCAACCTTATTGCCTAATCTAGTTAAAGGATTATTCGTCAAAGGATTGTTTAAAATCTTTGAAGACTTGGCTGCTTGAGTTGCTGTCTGAGTTCCTTGCCTAATTTTATTTAGGACACTAAGCATACGCGCTGAGTTAGCAATAGCAGCTGGGGCTGCTGCACCGCCTGATAATCCTGTGGCTAAATAAGATCCAATCAAAGGAACAAAACCGCCAGCCACTTCTCCGGCTAACGCAGCGCCTGTGTTTTCTTCTGAAAATTTATTGTAGCTATCATTGATCATGTTCAGTTCTTCTTCGTAGGTTTCATCCCCAGATAAAGTTCTGATTTTAGCTTCAAGCTCATCGCCCCAGCCCATAGCCAAGCCTTGACCAAGAACAGCGCGAGACATATTTCCCCAATAATTATCAGCCATGTTCCTGCCCTCTTATATAGTAGACTTAGTTCTTTTAACGTAATCGCCTGACAGAATGTCTGTTAATCTATCATTTGCTTCTTTTTCGTACTCTCGCATTGTCTCTAAAGCAAGTTTAATTGTTTCGGTACGTGATTTTTCTGACTTCATTTTAGCGCCAGTGATCTCTAAGTTAGCCGCACGTTCTCCGTCAGATATATTGCCTCCGAAAGTTGCCTTCAGAGTTGCTAGTGCGCCTTGACTTAATAAGTTTTCTAACCGCTCTGAATCTTTGTACTTTTGATCGTCTGAATTAATAATTCCTTGCAAAGATTTCTTGGTAACACTGTACCAATCCCCTGGGTAAGACTTTGGACTTAATTCCAAGGCTTCTTCTAGCAACTTAATTGCGCCTTCAGTTGACTTTATGTCTTCATCAGCTTCTTTTCTTGCATCAATTTCAGGCTTAGTAAGGCTATTAGCTTTTCTTTCTAACGCTTCAATGTTCAAGGTTTTAATTCTATTCTCTCGATCAACTACAGCTTTAACAAACTCTCTGTAATCAGAAGTTCCTTTATCGTAGCCAGCTTCTTCGGCTGCTAATCCTGCAGCTGTTTGAGGTATTGTCTTTCTATTTTCTACTTCCCATTCTCGCTCTTCTTTAATCGTCATCAAATTAAATATATTTTCATCGGCTCTTATGATTGCGTTTTGATCCCACTCCATAATTCTGTCTTGAAGATTTTGATTTCTTGTAAGTTGCGCTGCAGACATAGTTTTAGTGGAGTCAAGCTGGTCTTTTAATAATCCAAGACTAAACTCTGCAGCTTTCATTTTAACTAAATCTCCAGCCGACTGTGCTGCCCTTCGTTCTTTTGATATATCACCCAAAGCCTCGCTGGTCAGCCCAAGATTTTCAAAGAAACTTCCAGTCTTTGTTGGAGCGCCCATGGCTGCTGCAATCCTAAACCATTTCTCTGACTCTGATGGTCCAACGCTTTGACTATCAGCCATTTTAATCATCATGTCTTTAAGTGCTTGGGTTTCGGTATTGTAATTTCCTTGTTGCTCTGAAATTTGATCACCATAATCAACTTGGCCTTGCTTCAACATTTTAAGCATTTCTGAGGTGTTAGATCCTGCGCCTGTTGCGTTTGTAGTTTGTTGATCTATAAGTCCTTGCAGGCTTAAAGATTCATCAATAACATCAGCTTCTAAAGAAACGTCAGGCACAGGTGCATTAAGGACAATATCTTTTTCAATTTCATATTGATCTTCAGGACCGCCCATGGCGTATCCATTAATGTGGCCACCTTCTGCTAGTCCAAAAGTAAATCCTCTTGATGCCCTTTCTGGATTTGCAGAGCGTCTAGAAGGAGCTGAATCAAACCTACCACTATTTACTTGAGGAGAAGGGCCACTATTCACAGTGCTGCGAGCAGGTGGTGGATCAAACCTACCACTATCTACTTGAGGAGCAGGAGGAATTACGCTTTGAATATTGGAAGTATTTTGTTGAAGAATTTTTTTATTTTCATCATAAAGATCTTCAAGAGGAATATTAAACTTATTGCTAAGGGCTTGAGACCTAGCCAAGAAAGATGCAGCGTCTGACGCAGGATCTAATAAAACTGGTGCAGATACAATTGGCGCAGGTGCAAAATCATTACCCATGGCCATACCTGTGCTGCTAAACTCATTGGCATCATAAGGTGTACCCACGTTATTACCCATACTACCCATACCTAATTGGTAACCGCCAAAATTATTAGGTA